CCCCTGGTGAGGACGGACCGGCCGGGGCGGGCAGCAAGTGCACGAACAAGAAGATCCATACCAAGAAGGAGAACACCGTGGCACCGAGCCAGACCATGGAGCGCCCCACCACCTCGACCGTCCGCCCGTTCGGGCTGGGGAAGGCCGTCCCCGTGCAGGGTGAGCCGGTTGTGATGCCCGCCCTGCACCTCTGCCCCGAGCGGCAGATCAGCGTGACCGACGCCGGGGTGCCGTTCATCAACGAGCCGTCGATGGGGTCGTCTTTCGAGACCGTGAGCCAGACCAGGGAGGACAGCCAGCTGGCGGACGACAAGGCCAACGACACCGACTGACGTCGGCTGACCGGAGGAACTGAATCATGACTGTCCTGGTGCTGACCCGACCCGCCGACGCGACGGCTGACCTGATCGTCGCGGAACTCAACGAGCGTTCCGTACCCGTGCACCGTCTCGACCCCGCGGACTTCCCGGAGGCGCTGACGATGGCGGCCCGGATCGGCTCCGACCGCACGTCGTGGGAGGGCGTTTTACGCGGTCAGCACCGGGACGTGTCTCTGACCGACGTCCGGTCGGTGTACTACCGGCGGCCCGGCACGTTCCGTCTGCACCCGGAGATGGGCGAGCAGGATGCGGCGTGGGCGCTGGCCGAGGCGAAGGCCGGTTTCAGCGGACTGCTGTACTCGCTGCCCTGCTTGTGGGTGAACCACCCCCACCGCAACGCCCTCGCCGGGCAACCGCCCGTCGCGCTGGCCACCGCAGCCCGGGGCGGACTGGCCGTTCCTCGGACGCTGATCACTAATGACCCGGCCGAGGCTCGTGAGTTCGTTGCTGCGCTGCCCGGTAAGGTCGCCGCGTACAAGGCTCTCGGTGCTGCCCACCCGAGCGACCGCGACGACTGGCCGCAGGCCTTGTGGACGACGCAGGTTCGCCCCGGCGAGATCAACGAGTCCGTCAGGCGCACGGCCCACCAGTTCCAGGAGTGGGTGGACAAGGCGTACGAGGTCCGGCTCACCGCGGTGGACCACCACCTGTTCGCCGCCGAGATTCACGCGGGGTCGGACGCCTCGCGCATCGACTTCCGGGCCGACTACGACAGCCTGACGTACAAGCCGTGCGAGGTGCCCGAACGCGTAGCCGCAGGCGTCCACATGCTGACCTACGCCTTCGGACTCCAATACGTCGCCCTGGACTTCCTCGTTAGTGCAGAGGGGCACTGGTACTTGATCGACGTCAACCCGGGCGGTCAGTGGGCATTCATCCCGGACCTGCGCGCCCCCATCACCCAAGCACTCGCCGACCTACTGGAGAGGCCCGCATGACCATCACCGACGCACCGTCCGCCGACGAGCTGCGCCACCACATGGCCGACCACCTGGTGAGGGCTGGGCACATCCGGTCCAAGCCATGGCGCGCCGCCTTCCTCGCCGTTCCCCGCCACGCGTTCGTCCCCGACTTCGCCATCCGGGCACAGGGCGCCCTCCACCGGTACAGCCAGGGCGACCCCGAGTGGCTGGCCGCAGCGTACAGCGACGCTTCCCTGCTCACCCAGTTCGACCAGGCGGGCACCGCGACCAGCTCGTCCACACAGCCCTCGCTCATGGCCGAGATGCTGGAGGCCCTGGACGTGCGGGACGGGGACACCGTCCTGGAGGTCGGCGCGGGCACCGGCTACAACGCGGCACTCCTATCCCACCGCCTCGGCGACCAGCACGTGGTGACGGTCGACGTCGACCCCGAGCTGGTCGCCGCGGCCCGTACCCGCCTGCGCTCGGCCGGGTACGAGCCCACCCTCGTCGCCGGGGACGGGATGGCCGGGCACCAGGAGCGGGCGCCGTACGACAGGCTGCTGGCGACGTGTGGAGTGCCCCGCATCCCGGCGGCCTGGCTGGAGCAGCTCCGCCCTGGCGGGGTGGTCGTGGCCAACATTGGCTGCGCCATCGCGCGCCTGGTGCGCGGAGACGATCACGCCGTCAGCGGCACCTTCCTCCCTGGCCTGGCGACGTTCATGAACGCCCGGCCGACCGCCAGCACGGTGGGCGCCACCGCTCAGCGGCTCGTGCAGCCGCTGCTGACCTGGTCCGGCCACACGCGGGAGATCACCGCTCCTACGGGTCTGGACACCCCGGGGCCGCAGTTCCTCGCTTCGATGCTGCAGCCGGGCGTCAACGACTTCGTCCTGACGGACGACGACGGCCGACAGATCCGGTGTCTCTTCGAGCCGGGCACCCAGTCGTGGGCGCGGGTGACCATGACCGGGGTGACGAGCGCTCGCCTCGACCACGGCGGCCCTCGGGACCTGTGGGCGGAGAGGGAGCCCCTGCTGGCTCACTGGCGGGATGCCGGGAGGCCGTCCCACGAGCGGTACGGGCTGACGGTCGCGTGGGACGGCGTGCACACGCTGTGGCTGGACGTGCCGGAGGGCGCGAGCTGGCGTCTGCCGGGCTGAGCGTGCGGCGATGCCGGTGGCGCTGCTGGCCTACACGAACGCCAGCCGCTGAGGATTCGAGCAGGTCGTAACGCGTACTCACTGGTAGTCGCAGGTCCTTGTGAGAAGCATGTAGCACTCACGAATCACAGTCGTGGAACAGGACATGGGACGAGACACCAAGGGCGCGGGCCAGGCGGGCGATCTGATCGATAGACGTGGGGTGCCGCCCGTTCTCGATCCTGGAGATCGTCTTGTTGTCGATCCCGCAGAGCGCGCCCAGCTGCATCTGGGTCAGTCCCCGCTCGTGGCGCAGGGCCCGGAGTCGGCGCCCAACTGCCCAGCGGTGTTGCTGGATCCACAGGGGGAGATGATCGCCGGGCACCTCATTACGCTCGGGTTATTCGTGACAGAAGTCTTTACCACATGTGGTAAATCGCGCTCGGGTCTCCGCAGTCTCGCGGATGGCCGGGGCTCTCAGGAGCGGTGCGGGGGCGTACAGGAATCCGCCGACTCGTGCCGTTAGACGCCAAGCTTCGGCCAAGGCGTCCCGCCCCGGGGGTTGCTTGCCCTCGGGGCGGTTAGGTTTACCTATGGGCGCCCCCGCCGAGTCATTCGCGGCGGGGGCGCTTCCCGTGGTGCGGTCCTCCCCAGGTCGCTGCCACGGGTCTGCTGAGGCAGGAATCGACGGCGCTGGATGGGGAGCAACGCCGTCCCTCTGAGATCAACGTACGGGTGAAGTACCCCCGTTCGCGAACGTTACACACCGTTGCATCCACCATGATCATCTGGGGATGTGGCATCTATGTGGCATCCAGACGCGAACGGCCCCCCAATTCGAACGAATCGGGGGGCCGAACCGCACTCTCACCTGCGGTTACCTCTGTGGGCGCAGACGGATTCGAACCGCCGACATCTGCCTTGTAAGAGAGCGTAACCAACAAGCTTGTTCGAGAGAGGCTAAGAGAGGACGAGAGAGTTGCAGGTCAGGGCCCCAATCCGGGCGAGAGAGAGAACAAGAGAGGATGAGAGAGTGGGTTTTGTGGCATCGATGTGGCATCCGTGTGGCGTCGCGCCTCACGACACCGCATGCAGCACACGCCCCCTGACCAGCGCTGTCCTGACCTCCTCGACCAGCTCGGGCCCGGCGTGCTGGTACAGCCACGTGACTTTGCCGCCCCGCTCGTGCCCCATGATCACCTGCACATCCTTCTCCGGCACGCCCGCGTCCTTGAGTCGCGTGGCGAAGGTGTGCCGAAGATCGTGCACCCGCGGCCAGTACTCCGTCCGCCCCGTCTCCGGGTCCTTGATGAGTCGGGCCAGGCCAGCGTCCTGGATCGCGGGAATCCAGTAGCGCCGGAAGTTCGGCCGCGTCAGGACACCGCCCAGCGGCCCGCGGAAAACCAGCTCCTCCGGATGCATCTCGCCGTCCTCGATGTCCGACTCCCGGTGCGACGGCGTCCACCTATCGAGCATCACCTCGACGGCCTCGATGGCAGCCGGCGTCAGCGGGACCGTCCGGAAACCCGCGTTGGTTTTGGGCGCTGGCTTCCGCTTGATCTTGCCCCGGTCGTCGATGAGAACTTCCTTTACCTTCACCGTGGCCGCGCCAAGGTCCAGGTTGCACAGGCGGAGCGCGGTGTACTCACCCCACCGCATGCCGGTCTCCTCCGCGAACACCATCAGCGGCCGGTAGTACTCGGTGAGGTTCTTCCGGATCAGCTCACACTGCTCGTGCGTCGGCGGGATCATATCGTCAGGATGCTTGCCGACTGGCGCCGTCAGCTCGATGTCGAGCGTCGGGTTGACGCTGATCCGTCGGTCGCGTAGCGCGGCCGTCATCATGTGCCGGAACAGCTCCAGCACCTTGCGCTGCGTCTCGCGGCCGGCCACCTCGTTCGTGATCCAGTCCTGTACCTGGATCCAGGTGATGCTGTTCAGCTTCCGCTTTCCCCACTTCGGCTGAACATGGACCGTCCACGACGAGAGCTTGCGGTTTGTGGTGGTGACGGCCTTCTTCTTCGCCGTCGGCCACCAAATCTCCCACCACTCCTCGACCGTGATCGCACCACGCTTCGGGTCCTGATAGTTCCCTTCCCGAACCTGGGTGCGAACCTTGTCGAGGTGCGCGATCGCCTCCTTCTGTGTCGGGAACACGGGGCCGCACTGCTTCCCGTCTGGGTCCCGATACCGTGCCTGCCAGCTGCCGATGCAGTCTCGCCGCGCCTTCCGGTCGCCGTGCTTCTCGGGCGGGTATTCGACCAAGCACAGCTTGCATCCGCAGCTCTTTGCCCGGAGCTGCCTCGGGTTGTTGGTGGCTCTACGCGCCACGCGTCATCACCTCGTTCGTGAGTCGCTGAGCGGAGCCTCGCGGTGACTGTATGCGCACGGGGGCTCCGCACCAGCAGACTGCACCGCGCGAGGGCTGCTCGGCGTGGAGTTCAGCAAGGACGGCGCGTACTGCTCGGGCGGCGTCGGTGTCGTCGAGCTGAGCGGGGATGGTGATGATGTTCCGGCTGGCGTCCCACGGCTTCGTCACGCGGGCTGAACAGCGGTGGACCGAGACGCACATATAACCCCCAAGCGGCGCAGGGCGCACAGAACGATTCAAGTCACCGATGGGGGAGGACAACGGCTGAGACAGGACCGTACCTCTGTTTCAACCGTGGCGCACCCATTCTGCACACACGGAGTCCACAACTCCGCTACGCAGGGTTACCGCCAAGTAAGTCAGACTCACGAGGACGAGGAACGGTTGTCCTCGACGATGGCGCGGATCTGGATCTCCTGCATCCGCTGCTGCTCCTCGGTCAACTCCCCGAAGAGCGCGAGCAAGCGCTGCTCCGCCTCGGGAGCCAGGGGGCCGGGCGTCTTGCGGCCAGCTGCGGCAAAAATCTGACCCTCAGTGAACGCGGGGAACTCTCGGGCCAGCGCCCGCAGGGTGTCCTTGTTGGGGCCGCGTTGACCCCCGCGCTTGCGATGGGCCCAGTTGTTGACGGTGGAGACGTGGACGCCGATGCGTCGTGCAATCTCCGACTCGGTGACGTCGTAATGCGTCTTGAGCCGGGCGATCAGCTGCGCAAAGTCCTCGTCGCGCTCCTCGTTCTCCACAGGGCAAGAATGCCCGGGGGCTTCTACTTTCGGCAAGTCAAAGTAGAAGGGCTGGCCAGAAAGCGCTCACCGCCGCACACCCGTGCGATCAAGGGACACCAAACCGCAACACCGCCAAGAACTAGCGCCACCTCTCTTGCGCTCTCTTCGGCTTTGACTGTAGAAATGTCGAAGCGGCGCCACCGAGGGCCGCTACCGCCACACGAAACACGGGGGATCTGCATGCCCAACCTGCAGCGCAAGGACGATGGCCAGCCACTCAGAGACGCGATGGAAGCCGCAGGGCTCTCGGGCCCGGCACTCTCCGCCGCGACCAAGAGCGTCGACGCCACCGGCAAGGGCATCAGCCCCGCCACCGTCGGCAAGGTCGCCGGGAAGGGGAAGACCGCGAAAGGTCGCCCCCGACTGCGCACCGCGTGGCTGATGGCCATGGCACTGAACAAGCCGCTGCAGGACCTGTTCGACATGCCCGGCGTTTCCATGCCCACAGATTCGACTGTGACAGACGAAAGGTCAACCGATGGCGACGACGCTCTCTGAGCGCGCTGCGGCTCTGCAGCCGGTCGGGCTCGCTCCGCTGCTCACCCAGGCACAGCTGGCGGCGTACTACGGCGTCTCCGACTGGACGGTCAGGCAGTGGGTCAACAACGGCTGCCCGATGGAGCGCCTGCCCGGCGGCAAGCGCCGCTTCGACCTCCAGAAGGTCGACGACTGGGCGCGAGAGCAGGCCGACGACGCCGTGCAGGCCACGGCGGAGAAGTCCGCGAACGCGCTCGCCGCCCGCCGGTCCGCCTGACCAACGCAATGAGGGCCCGCCCCCAACTCCCCAGTCCGGGACGGACCCGACCCACTCACAACCATTGAAAGGAGCGGGCCATGGCAACGAAGCCTAGCTCGCAGATCACCCCAGCCACAGCGCTGGCCCAGCTCCTCCAGGAGCACCCCGAGCTGCCGCCCGTCGACTGGGCGATCCCCCGCTCGCTCGGCCTCCTCAAGGGGGAGTTGTTCGCCGACGACCACCCGTTCGAGGTGCTGCGCGCCTACGCCGACGTGCTCGGCGGGAGCATTCGCCCCGACACCCGGCCGGAGTGCGAGTTCGAGGCGGACGGCCTGCGGCGGCGGGTGCACCGGCTGACGACGACGTGGCGCGACGTGCCGGTGATGGTGTCCGCCACCGCGACGGTGGGGCTGTGTGACCCGCGTCTGCTGCCCGCTCAGCTGGCGGAGCAGCGTCATCTGATGGACCCGGCGGCTCCGGAGTGCTGGGGCGTGATCGCATGAGCGCGGCGGGGCGTGTGGCGCACGCGGCGGCGACGATCCGGGCCCGCTGGGAGCGGGGTGTGGCGACGGACCCGCAGACGGAGGCGGCGCAGGCGCTGGAGGACACCGGCCAGCTGCTGGACCCGGAGGTTGCCGAGGAGCTGCGGCATCTGCGGTCGGCGTTCGCGGCGCAGCAGTCGCGGGCGGAGACGTTGGACGGGCTGGCGCGGCGGTTGCAGGACCGCGTCGCCGAGCTGGAGGCGGGCTACATCGCACCGTCGTCCAGTTGCACTCGCTGCTACGGGGCCGATGCTGCGCGATTCGTCGCTCAGGGCGGCGTTACGGCCTCGTGCCCCGTCTGCGACCCATCTGAAGTTGAGGGTCTGCGGGCTCGGGTTGCCAAGCTGCAGCAGGAGCGGCACTCGACGAACGACGCGCTCGCCGGTCACGTGCAGCACGCCGACTCCGAGCACTGCCAGGCCGACGGCGAGCCGTGGCCGTGCCCGACGGTGCGTGCTCTCCGCCCGTCGCCCGGGTTGGCGTCCGAGGAGTCGGTGCAGCTGCTGCGGGACGGGATCGCCGCCGCGCAGGAGCGGGACACGGTGGTGGTCGCCGACGTCTACCCGTCCGCGCTTCCGTGGGCGAAGTGGCTGGACGAGGACGATCTGCCCGACTTCCTGGACGAGCTGGCGGCGGCTGCGATCGTCAACGCGAGCAGCGCCGAGGCGCTGGCCGAGGTCGAGGCCACGTGCGCGCGGTGGCGTGTGATCGCCGAGGCGACGCGGGCGCACCTGACCGCGCCGGGCCCGAACTGCACCTGCCCGGAACCGGTGACCGGGTGCACGGGCGTGGCCTGCGGGTGCCCGGTGTGTCACCGGGCGGTCGTTCCGGCTGCTGACGTGCCGGTGCCGTTCGCGCTGACGGAGCCGATCGCAGTGGTGGCGACGTACGCGGAGAAGTCCGCGGCCCGGCTGCGGGGCGTGCTCGCGCCCTCGGACGGGGGTGAGCGCTCGTGACCGACCCCGTGATGGACGTCCTGCTGGCCGGTGTGGGGCTCGTGGGCTGGGTCGCGATCTGTGCGGGCGTCAACGCCTGGCAGCGCCCCGCCGCCCCGACCGTGACCGATCCCTGCGCGGAGTCCCGCGCCCGCGCCTCGGCCCTCCGCGCCGACTGCGCCCAGCTCCACGGAGGAACCCGATGAGCAACGACCGTACGCCCGCCCGGAGCGCCCGCGACGAGCTGTTCGCCCACCTCGACCCGATCCCGGTCCCGGCCGCGATCCGCGACATGCTGCTAAACCGGTACCGCGCCGAGGTGCTGCGCGAGGCCGCCGAGTTGGCCGACGCCCACGCCCGCAGTATCACCACCAGCGCCGAGGCGAGCCCCCTCGCTCGCCGCATCGTGCGCGGTGTCGGCGCCATGCTGCGACGCCACGCCGACGCTGCCGACAGCGCCCAGCCGACGCGGTGCTCCGCATGCCGTCACAAGCCCCACCGAGGCCCGTGCACCGACACGGTGCTGAACGTCATCGAGATGCGTCAGTACCGCTGCCCGTGCACCACGCCGGACTCCGCCGAGGGCGGTGCCGACCGTGGCTGACCGCATCCGCCGCGCGCTCGCGCGCCTCTTCCGCCGCCCGGCCGCCGTCGCGCCGGTCCTCTACATCCGCCGCCCGTCCGGGGGCGTGCTCGACGTCGAGTCGTACACGACAGCCCTGGTCGTGGACCTCATCGACAACCACCTCGACCGCGTGTTGGAGATCGCCGACGAGCGCGGTATGGCCCGGGCGTACGACGGGCACGCCCCGGAGTCGCTGGCCGTCGAGCATCTGGTCGCCGACCTCGGGTACGAGATTCGGATCACGGACGCTCAGGCCGAGCGGCTGGCCGAGCAGATGCGGCCGGGCGACCGCGCCGGATGGCTGCCCGCGCAGCGCGCCGCCGAGGGCGGTGCCGCATGACCGCCCGCGACGAGCTGTACCAGTACTGCACGGTGGCCTTCGAGACGGGCGTGCCGCCGCTGGTGGAGCAGCACGTGAACCGGCTGATCGCCGACCGCGACGCGGAGGTGCTGCGCCAGGCCGCCGACAAGGTGGAGCAGCTGGCAGACACCGTCGAGGCGCGGGTGGCCGAGTACTTCGGCGCCGCGTCCGGCATCGGGCCCGGTTCGGCTGCCATGGTCCGCGAGGTGGCGGGTTCGCTCCGCGACTGGGCCGATGAGGCCGGGAAGGCCAGCCCCGCCGGGGGCGAGATCACCCAGCCCGCCGAGCTGACTGTGTACCGCGCGCGTCGTGTGGTCGGCGACCGGGGGGCAGACCTCGGCTACTACCGCACTCGTGAGAAGGCCCGCGACCGGTGCATCGCCGAACTGCGGTCTCGCGGACCGCAGCTCGTACCTGACGTCATTTTCGACTGGATCGGCCAGGACCACATCGAGATCTTGAACATCTCGACCCCGGCCGAGCCGCGCCCGGACATCACGGACTACGTGGTCACCGAGATCACCGTCGAGGACGACGAGCCCGTCGAGCTGACGATCTACCGGGCTTCGCACGACTCGATCGTCATGGGCCGCTACACCAGCCGCGACGCCGCCCGGAAGCACTGCGAAACGGTGCTGCGCCGCGAGGTCGGCGAGGACGTCTTCCTCGGCTGGGTCCCGGACGACGGCAGCGAGCACGCGGCCGAGGAGCTGTGCATCGGCGAGGACGTCGAGTGCAGCGGCTACATCGTGAAGCCGCTGACCGTGGCCTCCGAGTACGACGAGGAGGCCGACGAGTGAAGACCACCGACCTCCTCGACACCCTGCTCGCCACCATGCAGAGCGAGGGCGGGGTGTGGACCACCCGCCGCGTCATGGACCTTCCCGCGCCGCTGGGCACCACCCAGCGGTCCGAGGCCCGGCAGCAGCTGGACACGCTCGCCGAGCGCGGGCACCTGGTGCCGGTCCCCGGTCACGACCGGGCGTACCGCGTCAACCACGCGGGCGGTGAGCGCTGATGAGCCGCGAGCCCAGCGACACCTTCGGCAAGCGGTACTGGACCCGGCCGCAGAGCGACGGCCGCGCCCGCAATCTCCGCGAGGCCCGCGACCGGGCCACCTACGACTACCAGCCCAAGCGCGGCCTCATCGCCCGCCTGATCGACCGGGGGAACCGCCGCCGATGACCAGTCCCAAGCACGCCCGGGACACCGCGCGGGGCCGCTACTACAGCGACCCCGCCGGGGGCCCGGACCTCGTGAGCGTCACCAACGTCATCGACACCGCCGTCAACAAGTCCCACGCCCTGATCCCGTGGGGCGTGAAGCTCACCGTCGAGTACGTCTTCGACAACTGGGCGGCCATCGCCCGGCGCATGCTCGCCGAGCGCGTCGCCCTCACCAAGGATTTGAAGGCGATCCACCGCGACGCCAAGGCGCGGGCCGCCGACCTCGGCGACCGCGTCCACGCCGCTGCGGAGGCCCGCGTCCTCGGCGCCCCGATCCCGGACGACCCCGAGGTGCTGCCGTACGTCGCCCAGCTCGACGCCTGGCTCGCATCGTGGGGCGTCGACCTCGCGAAGCACGTCGAGGCCACCGAGATCACCTGCCTCCACCGCCGGTTGGGCTACGCCGGGACCGCGGACCTGCTGATCTGGCTGCCCACCGGCCCCGGCGGGCGCCTGGAGCTGTGGCTGATCGACTACAAGTCGAGCGCCACGCGTCCGGCCAAGTCCGTCTACCCCGAGAACACCTTGCAGTTGGCCGCGCTGCGGCACTGCGAGACCGTCCTCCTCCCCGACGACACCGACGCCCCGATGCCCCGCATCGAACGCACAGGCGTCCTCAACC